CCAATGGCTGAGCTAGATAAATATAATACACTCCATGTTGCGCTGCATTGAATTTCCAGTCGGTAGTAGTAGGAAGCATATCCATCGATGAAATAAATGGGAGCTTAATAGTTTGTACTTGACCACCTCCTGAAAATTCCATTGTATCGACCATCAGATTTTGAACTGACGAATAGTCTGGAACGTTACCAAATTGATCTGAAACAGGAGAATAGTTTCTTGCGAGTTCTAATTTACAGAAGTGGAAATTAGTCATATTAGATTGAATATGAATATTTAAACTACCTTTCCAAAAACGAGACATAGTAGAAAAAATTGACAACAAACTAGTAATAGATTGACACTTCACTGTTTGACCTAGTTCATTAATTGCTTGACTTTCTTTAATAGACTGATATGGAGTAATTGGTCTGCTCCACAGCAACTTTCCAGTAGTGTCAGTTGTTTTAACTTTAAAACTACCAAGTCTTTGGGGCTTAGATAGTATGTGACTCAGATCCATTTCATCTACTTTTGAATCAAAAATCGTATCTCTTGTTATTCTTGCAAAATCAGAATATGGGTCTAGCTTCTCATAACTTGTAGCAGAGTCTACCGTATTTACATTTTGTCTTTGTGTTACCACAGTCTTAGGTTGAGTGTTAGGACAATTTGGATTATGCAAGCCAGTGTACTTTCTAAACACAGATCTCAAACCATCTAAAATGTCTCCAAAAGTAGACTTACCTAAAGAAACAAGGCCATCAGCCCCTTTGGTTATTGCTCTTCCTAACGGAGCAAATGCACTTTGAGCTTGCCATTTAATATCAATATGAGGAACATAGAATTCGAGCTCATCAAATACTGCATGAACTGAAATTGTCACTGAATTTGTTGCTGCTGATGGACAACCCAGAGGAGATTGTACCAAGCAGATACTAGAAGCGTAGTTGCCTTCATAAGGACAAGGAAGAATAGTATTTGACTTATAGTTAGTCATGGCCATTTTGCCATTCACATAAAATGGAACTTGAACTCTTACGGCGGTAGACTCATTTGCATACAAAAACGCGTGAGGAGCCGCTAGAGCTGGATTAGCTATATTTTCTGTGTAATCAGCGATGTCTCCAAAGCCTGTAGGAGGATTTGTAATTAATATCGTTCCTTGGTGCATTGGGGTAGCGGCGACTTGGTAAATCAAAGAAATCTTCGCTCTAAACATGACCGACGTCTTGAAAGGATATTGGGTTAATTCGTTAACTAACAAATCATTGGGTATATTAATTGTAGAAATTGGAGCCCACCGCGGATTGGCAGTTGTCCATGAAATATTTTTAATAAAAAAAGGTTTGTTCAAAATTCGAGAATAATCTACTTCTAGCTTTTGAGGTACATTATCGCACTTAGGAAAAGAGTCATAGATAAACTCAGGTTCTACAATACTTCTGGTTCGTAGAGTAGAAAAATAATTGTCAGCAATTGGATTGATCACTGCGTTGCCTTCACTGACGCCTGACGTTGTTGCCAAGCCTCCAGTATAAGTTTGCTCTTGCTGAAAAGCCATAGCTGCAGGATTTTTAGTGTATGAATTTTCTTCGATTTGGGCTACACTACCCAAATTGGATGATTGTGCTTTAAAAAATTTAAAATTTGTAACTAGTTTTTAAGATCTTTCTTCACCAGTCAAACGAGAAAGAAATTTTTGCCCAAACGCGGTTTATAATTTTGCAGATTGCTGTAGTTTGGTACATTAAACATCTTTTGCACTATTATTAGCTTTAGTAATACTTCGATAAGTAATCACTAGGTGAGAGACGATACAAACTAAATAAGTACGAGTCGCTTAATTCACGATAATTGTAATTTACTGATTTTAACTTATGGAAAAAATCTGTCTTTAACTCCAATCTATTTGGGTGTAGATATACCTCTCTCTGGAAATTATTTATTTTATCATGCATAATTTCAAATGCATCTTTGTCTTTATCGACCCAAGACAGGGTATTTTTGAGCGTTCGTATTTCCAAGGCCGGAACTATCTGAGACAACTTATTATGCAGAACAAATGATCTTTTCAGGAATGAGATTTCATCAATTTCCTGGAATGGTGCAACTATAGGTTGCTTCTTTGCATCTGTGAATCCCATTCCAACTGACTCAAAGAATTCTTTCATCGTAACGGCATTCAAGGTTGTGTGGTATTTTCTGACAACGTTCACTTTATCATCACCATACACATAATCACTCACAATATTCCAGTAGGCAGCGAGCGTTTTCTCTGGACTATTTCGATAAAACCAAATTGCTGTGTAGAGCTTGTTAATAACGCTGTTAAGCGTTGCAGTCAAAAATGATCCTGAAGGCATCGAATGAGTTGTCATATACAAATCATCCTGCACCACAACCAGACTCGTATGCATCATTTGCAAGACAAACTCCACTAGCGGCTTATCACTAGCTTCTTCACACAAATCAGTCAAGACCTTAGTGACTAATTGCTGAACCTGAGGCGCCATATTTCCG